ATAAGCGATGACGATAAGAGAATTATCTCCGTATGCTTACGTTCCTTCAAAACCTTACTAATGTTAGGTGTGTTACTTATACCTGTTAGATCAGATATCCATCTTTCCAATGGAATATCATAGTCATAATAAGGATAGTATTCACAGAGTTCATTGGCCAGCTCTCGCGCATCGCGCTTAAGCTCGTGCCACACTCCTATGATAGGTATCGTAGCCGGAGGTATAGGCATGTCGCCAGCATCAGACCTGATGAATTCTGCCATTGGCGGTAGGGCCATCGCCCATTCCGCATGCAATGACGTGATTTCATCTATCCTACGTTCTACCATATACCTTAATTCCTCTACCAAGGCATCCCTTATTCTAGGGATGTGTTGGTTTTGGAAGCAAGATATATCGTCCATAAATTTGACGGCCGAAAGGCCATTGTCATTTTTGACGACTGCCTTTAAGGGCAGCGCGTAGAAGACGTCAATTAGAGTATCCCAGCGTTTGTAAAAGCGCTTGGCCCCTGAAAGACGTACTAAGGATTTTATCTGGCCGGGTATATTACCTTCCTTAAGTAATTCCCATCCGTGCGTGTGCATTGTCCTTAAAAATTCGACAATGGTTGCAGGGTGTTTTGCACTTTCGAATACACCTCTTAATGAGAATGGAGATATCTCCATTCCATTGAGAAATATTCTTGATGCAAACTCATAGAGTACATCTGAGACGATTGTTTTCGTCGCAGAAAACTCTACCCCTAAATCCATCATAAAATTTTTGTAGGCTATTGCAACATCGCGGTCCGCGATTACAATATCGTCTCCTAAGAGAACGTATTTTGTAAATGGAAACTTTTGGGTTTCCATCGCTGCTGCTTGAACCACAATGTGGTGAGTCAGAGCGAAAGCGGCCCATGAGGAATAAGCACCCATAGGTTGGCCAGCCTTGTAAAAGACTGTGTCACCTTGAGGTGTATTATATCCTTTTTGGATAAGAATAGAGGCCCAAGCTTTAGCTCTTTCGGGAGATGTTAGATAGGATAGTACCTTTTGCTGTAACGCAATTGGAAATCTATCCGTCGCATCTTTTAGATCGAAACTAAAGTAAGGACCAGACCCCAAGATTTGGGTGAAGCCGGATTGGTTATAAGTCATATCACTTTTCAGTGATCGTAACACTCCCAAAAGAGCGTTATGTAGAGGCCTTAAAGCCGTCTGTGACCAATAATCCAATATAGCCACAACCCTTGTCTTACCTTCCTTGTCGGAAATACATGTAACCCTTCTAAGGGTTTTGATTTCCACACCGGTTGGTTTCAAACGCGCGAAAAGTGCATTTAACCTGTTTGTTAGGGTTTGACCCCCAACATTACAGATTGATTCTTTTAAGGACATATTAGCCTTTAGGGCTAGTACCTCGCTTAGGGAATCATTTAAAGCATTTCCGCCGTTTGGAGAGGTCTTTGTACTTAAGTGATAATTCCTGAAGTCAATCTTTAAAGATCCTTTCCTAATATGTAGCCATCTAAAGAAACGGTTTATTCTATAATCCCAAAAGGGATCTAGTTTAGCCGTACTTTCTTTAGTTATGGACTCATAGTTAGGATCGGGCAAGATAGTAAAAACTTTAGTAACGCTTAACAACGTTAATAAAACTTTCTTATCTTGGTTGTCTCCTTTGGCTAGGAGTTGCAACGGACCTAAATCCGAAGGCAAACCTTCCTTGTTAATAGAGACAAACTCTTCAACTTTGTTAATAGGTACTTTAGCAATGTAGGCAATTGTTATTGCCCTAATTGTTTTTGCACGTTTGCACGTGTATTTAACACCATTGTTATTAACCCACTTAACAATCTTATGTAACCAATGGGTTATACAGTTTAAGTATAACTTATGTTTACCGAAGGAGTCCGGAAGTCTTGGAACAATCCATTTTGATAGAATGGACAAACTAAGATTTAAGATTTTTAAATTTTGATCAAGGTTCATTGTCATTTTGTATCCCTCTATTTCCTAAACGTGATGTAAACACCACGAGGGGGTTACCATAGGAGTCTTAGTTTAAAATAAGATACGGG